TCGAATACATGAGGGAGTGTGTGATTATTCCTTCTCTTTCCGAATTGATATTGGCTTGTGGCGAAAAGTTTGAATGTCTTTATAGAATTGTGAATCAAGATTTATCAATCAAATACTGGAAATGCCATGCTTTCGGATTTAGCGATATTCCAAGTGGCGTAGACCCTGAAATCGCTGTTGCTAATTTATTCATCAAAATAAATGAAAAAGAAAAAATCGTTGCTGATGTTGTGTGATTGCGGTGGACGAACTACCGTTATACGATACAAGGACGGAAAGCGAGTATGCGATAACTGCGAACAGAGAAACCTATCGGGACAATTCTTGAGACGGTTGGAGCTTGAGGCGAAATACTACGCGGCTGATATCCAGCAACCATTTCTGAAGGACGGAACACCAAATAAAAATTACACAGAACTTTATGGTAAATATGAACCTAAAAAAACAAAAAGAAAATCAGCCAATGATGACGATAGCGATTCCTAAATCTCATATACGAATATATCCACTCAATCCTAGAGTGAAATGTGACTCTTTTATCAAGTTACGAAAGTTAATACACAAACAACCTGACTGGGTTGAAATTAAAGAGATTTGGATTACACCGAGACAGTATCAAGAATACTTATTGCTATATCCGTATGGATTAACTAAAAACACACCCGTCGCATGTTCAATTGACGGTATTCCTCTCATTGTAAAAAAATGACCAAACTAAAACCTAAAGACAAAGCATTTGCAAAAGAATATGTACTCAATGGTAACAATGCTAAAGAGGCTGTCGCAAAAGTTGAAAAGATAACCAATGGTAACTACGCCAAACAAAAGGGTCATCGTCAAATGAAGAAGCCAGAGATACAAGCAGAGATACAGAAAGTAGCTCAATCAATAGCTGACAGAATACCAGATGACTTACTCGTAAAGGTTCAACTTGAGGGACTTGAAGCCACTCGTTCAATCGCAGTCGGGGAAGAAATTATCGAAACAGCCGATCATGCCGTTCGACATAAGTTTCTTGATAGCGGACTAAAACTAAAAGGCGCATATTCACCTGAAAAATCTATAAATATAAACATTGACGCACAACCTACTGAGAAAATTAAAGAGCTTGCTAGAAAGCTGAAAGAGCTTGATAATTAAATAATATGGTATTCCAAAAAGGAGAAAAACTACGACTAGGATGTAAACACTCTATTGAAGCGCGAGCAAAAATGAGTAAGTCAAGGATGGGTCGAATTATATCGCCTGAATGGAGAAAAAAACTTAGTGACGCACAAAAAGGAATACCAAAAAAGCCTCTTACAGAATCTGCAAAAGAAAAGCTACGTCAAGCCCGTCGAAAGCAAGTCTTTAGTCCTGAAGCTAGAAAAAAGATGACAGACGCTTTAGAGGCATATAGGAAAGAACATGTAAGAGATAAACACTGGAATTGGAAAGGTGGAATTACGCCAAAGAATGAACTAATACGAAAATCACAAGAATATAAATTATGGCGTAAGGCAGTATTTGAAAGAGATAATTATACTTGTGTTTGGTGTAAAGCTAAAAATGGAGAAGGGAAGGCGGTATTTTTGCAAGCTGACCACATCAAACCCTTCGCATTTTATCCCGAACTTAGATTTGCCATTGATAATGGTCGTACCTTATGCGTTCCTTGTCATAAAACAACAGATACTTATGGAGTACACTGAAGACGAAATATCACAAGCTATGGAACTTTACCCTAGCCTATGGATAGAAAAACATCATATAAAAAATGAAGTTGGTATTCCTATTGAATTTAAGGACAGGAAATTCCTCAAAGCCATTTACGATGACATGTCGCCACTACAAGCAATTCTCAAGGCTCCGCAAATAGGACTGACGACAACGCAAATCATAAAATCTCTGTACGTTGCCAAGAAACTACAGAAACAAATAATCTATACACTACCTACTTCCGAAGATATTAAAGACATGGCCGGTGGTAAGGTTAATCGTGTGATTGCCCAAAATCCTGTATTGTTGGAATGGGTGAAAGACCATAGCACAGTTGAGCAAAAATCTGTCGGCGGTTCGATCATTTATTATCGTGGAACATGGACATCAAAAGCGGCTATGATGGTTTCTTCAGACTTAAATATTCATGACGAAACAGACGCGAGTAATAGAGAAACCATAGTCCAGTACGAAACACGTCTAGCTGCAAAAAATACTGGCTGGCGTTGGTATTTTAGTCACCCCTCAATTGTTGGAAATGGAATAGATGAATATTGGCAGAAGTCTGATATGAAAGAGTGGTTTATATTATGCTCTACGTGCAAGGAATGGCAGTTTATGGAATGGCCTCTATCTGTTGACCAACAGCGCATGTGCTACCAGTGCAAATTTTGCGGTGGAATCATTACCGACCAAGACCGCCGCGAAGGACACTGGCGCAAGAAGTTTCCCGAAGCGGAGTTTTCCGGCTATCACATTCCACAGCTTATCTGCCCCTGGATTCCCGCGAGTAAAATAGTTAAGGACTTCAAAGAAAAAGAAGCGCAGTATTTTCATAATTTCGTTTTGGCTCTACCCTACGCCGACAATAAATCTAAAGTAACGCTTGAAACTATCAAAGGCTTGCTCACCGATGAACGTCAATACAAGGGCCGTATCCTTTTCGGAGTGGACACTGGCATCAAGATACGCTGGACGTATGGAGACATGAACGGCCTGATTGAAATGGGCGAGTGTGATAACTACAAGGAGCTTCAAAGAGAAGTCGATAAGCACAAGGATTGGATTATGGTGATTGACCAAGGCGGAGACATCATTGGCGTGCGTGAGTTTGCCGAGAACAATCAAGGCAAAGTGTTTCTCTGTACATTCGTGCAGGACAAGAAATCTATGAACCTAATAAAGTGGGGTGAAGGAGAAGAATACGGCCGAGTATTAGTGGACAGAAACAGAATGATACAGCTTGTTGTGGACGAAATGAACGACAAGCGCATACTGCTCTACGGCAATCTTGAAAAGTGGTGGAACATGTGGCTTCACTGGTCGCACATGTATCGCATTGTTGACGAGGACAAAATGGGAAACCTTGTTTACGTCTGGGAGCGTTCAGACCGAAACGACTTTTGTTTAGCAATGGTATATCAGCGTATTGCCTACGATAGATTTGCCGAAAACGAAAGCACCTTTGAGGGCGGAAGCTCGGTTGATGACGGCGTACCTGAAGCTCCGTATCGGTATGCTGACGGGACGACTGATGGTATAAAACTTACAATGCCTGAAATTACTAGCAAGAGTGACGATTGGCGTTTTCGATAGTATAATTATTACAACATGACCATAGTAGAATTATCTTTACACGACGCAGAACTTTTCCGAAAGTTTATGGAGCATTACGACAAATTTTCTTTCCTTGTTTCAAGCGGTGCATTTGATATCAAGCGCGGTTCGGCCACGATCAACTTCTCCAAAGAGGGAGACATACTTTCCATTGACCGACACTTGTACACTTATTCACCGAAGTCGGATAAATATTAGTTGACAGGTTTCTACATGTGCTATACTAAACAGGTAATCGCTTAACCAACGCAATGGGAGCGCACGAGGGTAAAACCTCGGCGTTCCTTTTTCTTTTTCATAAAAAAATAAATAACGATGGCCGGAATATTGACGTCAGGATTTTATTCTCTCTTTGCGAACTATAATAAAGCTCGCGGTAAAGGCGCGGACGGAGAAAAACAAGAGGGGCTTATCGAAAGTCTCGGTGAACTTACGCTAGACAAAGATGATAAAGAATTAAACGACCTAGAAAAATCATGGGCGTTGCTTTTCAAAGACTCCACAACCTACAAGAAAATCCACACCGAGGGAGACATCAATCAACGCTATTGGATTGGCAAGCAGTTTCCCGACAGCGAATATGAAAACGGCAAGCGACCACTCACCGACAACATAATTTTCGAGGCGGTTGAAACGATGATACCGCAAGCTACACAACAGAACCCTGAACCGATAGTCGGTTGCGACAACACAGTCGAGATGAAAATCGTGGCTGATAAGTTGCACATGGCTCT